TAGTAAGTCCAACCTATCAAAATTTAAGAATTAGAAAATATAGAATGGCAGATACTAGTGGAAGTTTTGGTGGAAATAGTGTTATTCTAACTGATTTTAATCTACATGCAGCGGATGGAATAACTACACCAGCCCTAACCTCAAAAATGAAATGGAGAGTTAATAAAAAAACCTCTGCAACTAATAGTACAGGTTCAGTAATTACCATGACGTTAAATCCTGGAATAACTGAGGCTAGTGCAAGCGATAGCATTAAAACAAGTTCAATTTCTGGAGTTGATGGTATTCATTTAGTATCTAGCGAAGGCCCATTTAAATTAGCAATAGGGTTTGACTCAACTAATATTGCTAATAGTACAAAAAAGGCTATAATTAGTTCAGACGGTACAGACACCTTAACTTCAATTACATTTGCTAAATTACCAATTACTGTAACCAATTCATCTGCTAATATTACATTGGCGACTACTGGAATTACCTCAAATTCAGCTATTACAATTTCATCAACTGCTACCCCAGGTGCAGGCACTGATAGTATAGTACTAAGCACAAATAGTGGCGGCGATATAGGTTTATATTCTGGGACAAGCGGTAACTCTATTAGAATTGGAGGAACTAAGGCCAATCCAGCAATTACTATTTTAAATACCAGATTAGCAAGTGCCATTCCATTTGCAACCTCTACTGGTACAGTTCCTACCTATTCAAGCAGTGATGCAAATACTCTCGACGAATATCAGGAAGGTACATTTGTGCCAACAATTAGCTATTTATACAATGGCAGCCCTAAGGCTCTAAGAACAAGCGGCTCTGGTGTATTAAGTGCAAATTCTCCAACTATTAGTCAAAACTATGGAATTTATACAAAAATTGGAAAATTAATTCAATTTACACTTAAATTTTCAATATCAAATTGGTACATCAATAATACTTCATCTTTAGCCCCGAGCGATGACAATCCAGCCGGTGGTGCACAGGCTCCGCTTAATGCATTTACCTCATATGATAATATTGATGCATTAGATGTTGGAAATATTGCGAATGATACACCATCTGGTACTTGGCATCACTATTACGGTCGAGAACAATATCAACTTGCAATATCTGGAATACCAAATCATTTTCCTGATCTTAACGGAACTGGCCAAAGCGGCTATGGAACAGCAGATATGCAATTTAAGGTTTCATTAAATCCAAGAAATACTTCAAATACAGCCGCGTGTATTAGAACCTTCCCAATGGACTATTCTTTTGGAGGAACGGGCGGAGTTGGAACAAGTGGCAAGTCAACTCATCCATTTGAAGCGATTGATCCATCTTCTATTTATGCAAAAATTGTTAGAACTGATCAGGGAACTCAAAATGTTTATCCTGAACTTAGACTATATGGTAATCGTAAAAGTTATTCTGCAAATCCTACCCTTTTAAATAACGTAAGTGGAATACGCTCAAACGTATCAATTTATGATTTTTTAACCATTAATAATCAATCAGAAGCCAACGGTAATACAATTGATGTTGTTATAAGCGGTAGTTATTTAACTGGGCATACGCAAGCCGTTTAAACCTTTAATTTAAATGGAATGCTCTTTTGCTTTTCCAATAGTCTATGGAAATCTAACAGAGCATTTGCATCAAAGCCATGCAACTGATTCATAATTCGATTTAATAAAATTGTATCTTTTGCTAAATAAATTCGGTTTATTGGATCTATATTAAGTCCGCCGCCAATTACCATTACATTTTTATCAGGATCAAAATCGTTAAGTAGTGGCATCTCTTTTAATAGTCGGTCTTTAAATTTATTTTCTTTTAAATTAGGTAATTTAATAGTTTTCATTACTGATACCGAATATCCAAGATTTCTAGTACTTTTTAAATTTAACTTAATAATTTCATAGTGATCTGGCTCAAGCGTTTTACACACTAAATAAACCCGGTCTTGATTATGAATCCAGGAATTATTAAAATAAAAATGTATTTTTTCTAAACTTAATATCTGTTTCTCTAAATATTCAGTCATTGTCTCTGCTAAAATTAACGAAGTTTCTTTGATAATTTCTTTACCTAGACTATCTGTCTTTTGAGAAAGCTGGGAAATAACTGATAATAAATTAATATTTGTATTAACCACATTAAGACCAGAATCATATAATTTACCATCTGATATAATTGTATTAATGTTTAAATAGTGAAAAACAATTTCATAAAAATTATCAAATTTTCCAAGTTCTAGATTTTTAAGATATGCCTGTTTTGCCCCAAGAAGAAGATATGTATAATATTCAAGGTCGACTTTATATGCTTGACAGATCCAGGTAGGGTCAAGTATTTGTTTAGGGTTTAGAGATTTCATAAAGTAACCCAGTTTATTATTATTTATTTGAGAGGTATTTCCGGTAACACTGGGATAAATAACAAAAAGATGGTTTAAATGCAAATTGTAGCTTATAAAATAATACCAGACGTATCTAAAAATTCAATTAGTTTCAGTAAAAATTACAGGATTTTTTCAACCGGAGAACCATTAGAGCAGGCAATTCAAATAACTGGGTTTGTTGATGATATTGACTTGGGTTCAGCCAATTCAACCTACCTTATTAGAAAATTAAGATATTCAACAGATAAGGCCAACTGGTCGCTATGGTATTCATTTACTGAAGACAATTTAACTAATTTAACAGATTTAGCATTCTCAGAATCTAATATTTTCTTTGAGGTTAAATATGAATATGACGACTCTACGTATAGTGCAATCACAACCCCATTAGCTGTAAATGAAATAAAAATTAGAGTTAAGAGTTCTAAAATACAGGCTGATTTATTTACACCAACCACATATTGTTCATCAGAACAGTGTCCGGCCCTAATTGCCGAACGTGAAGCAAGCTTTAAACCATATGAAATTAATACAGCAATCGGAATTGCTCATGAATTAAGCTTTCAAACCAATAAATTATTTGGGCATGAGGTTATCTATTTTAAAACTGAGCCAGATAGAGAAGGAACTGATTTTATATTTAAAGAATATACTTTATTTAAAACAACAGACCGCCAGTGTATTAAAATATTGGTACCTGACAATAAATTCCCAGATAATAAGCCGAACTTTACTGATTTTGGAGTTGATTTTGCAATGGATGTACCATTTGAAATTCATATTGATAATACCTATTTTCAAATGATTTTTGGAAAAAAGTCTCAGCCTAGAAAACGCGACTACATATTTATTCCATTGGTAAATAGAATGTACGAAATACAGGGTTCATATCTATATAGAGGATTTGGACTAGAGCCAATCTATTGGAAAATCCAACTGGTTAAATTTAATCCAAATATTGATATGTTTATGAAAGCCGCAGATCGAACGTTTTTAGATAATATTATTGTATCGACTGAGCAATTATTTGGAGCAGAGGCTGAAGTTCAGAAAAAAGATGCACTTAACAAACAGCAATTTTCTACTATTTCTACCAAGTTTGATGAATCCAGACAAAGATTACACCCAGACATAAAAAATAAAATTTTAGATATTACTTTTAACTATTCTCCACTAATTGAATATTATTATGACCTGAGCGGAGTATTGCCTGCACTCGTTAATTATACATTAACCGAATCTGCATCGTCCTCTGCTCAAATATTGACAACAACCTCTCCATATGAAGTTTATGCATATGAATCCAGTAATATTTTTAGTAATTGGCTATCAAACAATTTGGTTACTGGTGATGCTGCTGTAATTAATGCAACCCAAAATGCGGTAATTAAAATGAATGGCCCAAAAGATTCATTTACTGCTTCTGGTAAATATGTAGTGGTTGAGGGTTATAAAAACCTTGGCCTAAAATCAACTGAGCGTAGAAATTTAGTAGCCACGGCTAATGTAATTCAACTTAAGCAGGCTGAGCATGCAATTGTCTATAAAAAGCCAGCCTCAACTACTGATACTCCAAATATGACATTTAGCGCAATTGTTAACTTTAATAGGGTTGCCCAGAATGTGATATTTTTTAGAGGATATGATGATTATACACAAAAAGGATTAGTCATCTCAGGCACAATTGTAGATAACTCAGGTGTACCTAATCTAACCATTTATGTCAAAATAAATGAAACTCAATATTCATTTCCAGTAGGTAATATTGAATATTTAAAATGGTATCCACTAATTGTTCCAATTTCATCTGAATTTAATCAACTTGAGGTTAATATGTACTCCCTAAGACAGGACCCTGCGAATATTAAAAACTTTAATAAAATTCTTCCAGTGTATTCACATTATGTAAAAACTCAAGCCTTTGCTTTTAATACAACTTCATCTTGGTCAATTCCTAGTGCTAATTATTCAATTGCAAATATTAGACTATTTAATACAATGATCCAGACTGAAGATCATGAATTTATTGTAAGTCAACTGTTTATTAGGGATGAATCTGTTCTTTCAATAATTGATAATGCCCGACCTAGATTAAATATTCCATTTATTGGAATTAATAGATAAATACTATAAGATATGTATACTGATATAAACAAGCGAAACCTATTTGAAAATGTAAATCTTGGATTTGAATTCGAGTTTTTTTCACCAACTAGTAGAAAAGAACTTTCTGAAAAATTAACTAAATATCTTGGTAAAAAGGTAGAATGGTCTGAATCATATCATTCACGTCAACCGGTATCTCAAAACGTATTTAAAATTGAACCTGATTTTTCAGGCGGATTTAAAATGAATGAGCTTATTACTGGAGTAATGCCGTATAACGAAGCAATTCAT